ACACACACACACACACACACACACACACACACACACCGTGAAAAACATTCCCTGTAATATACACGCACTATTTAATACACACACGTGCGCACACATGTACACGCACATGCACACGCACACGCACGCAATCACATACGCTGTCAAACACACACGGACGGTGGATCACACTTGATGAGGTTTGATTTTTTTAATTTTTATTTATTGATTTTATTTTAGTTTTTTATAGCGCGCGCGTTTCTCTGTCGGGGCGTTAACAACAGAAAGTCCTAGAACGCGGTAGGGCGCGTCTGTCGGTGTCGGTGTCGTTATCGGTGTCGGTGTCGGTCCAGCAGGCCAGGAGACGTGCCTCCAGAGCGTAGTTCGGGCAGCGCGTCTTCGTGGAGGGGCGAGGTCGCCGCGAGTTTGATCCGGCGACCTCGCGCGGTTCTCTGTCCCGAGTGACGGTTTTCGTTGCGTGCGCCGTGTCGGAAGCGTGGCCGTCGCCGGCTGCGGGAGACGGCCACGCGTTGATGGTCAGGGGGTATGTTGGAATCGGCGGGCTCCTTGCCTCCAGACAGGCCGGGCCGTTTGCGGGCGGGGACGTCTCTAAGCATCTCCAAGATCCGAGGTCGTCGGTGGGTCGCGAGAGGAGCAAAAGACTGCCCGTGACGAGCAACAGCAACGCGTCGTCCGCGATCCGCCAGAGGAAGTTTTTTCGGACGTCCACGGCGGTGACGACGGCGTCGCTGGAGATCGCGATGTGGATGTGCGGCATCTGAACCAGGTAACCTATGGGCAACCAAGCCTGGTGCCCGCACAGCCGATCGAGCATGCGTTGTGCGGTCACGGACGTCATGACCGCGCGGGAGGGCGCCTCTCGAAACGACCGGTGCGTTAAGATCATATCTAGTTTGTGCCCGTGCACCGGGTGTATCAGGGAACAGGTGACCCCTCGGTGTATCTGCAGGAGGGTGTATAACGGACCGAGACCGTGAGTGGCCGCCACCGCGAGTGTCTGCGTGAGGGTGCGTGAGGCCGGCGCTTTAGGGATCCACATCTTTGGCAGCTGAACGTGTCTCCACCTGGGCGCTGTGTAGACGGGTTCACAGTGACGAAGACCGAGCTTCAGGAAGATCGACACGGAGTGGGAGATCAGGTACAGACGGCCTCTGAACACATCGTGGCAATACAGACTACCGTCGGGTCCTTGTAAAAGAATGACTAGCGGGGAGGTGCCGGTGAGCCAGCTGCAGACTTGGTTCGAGTCCGGAGGCGGTTTGGCAAAGCGCACCGTTCCGAGGGGCAGCAGTTTGACGGTGGCGGTGGGAAAGTACGGACGCGGGTCGAAGTCTGCGAGAGGCGAAAAGGACAGAGACGGAAATTTTCGAGGGGGAAAAAAAGAGGAAAAGTTAAATGAAATCAGATGTACAGAAAGGCACGAGAAAAGACACAAAACGGTGACGGGTGTGTTTTAAAGGAAGAGTACCGGTGCCCGCGCGCGTGAGACCGCGGTGTGGCCACCCTCGGCGCAGACAGATGTCAAGAGTGTCGTGCAATCCGGCGTACGGATCGGGATCCAGAGACAGACACTCCTCTGGAGGCCACGGGAGCGGCAGGCGATGCAGTCTGTGCGTCACAAGGTAACGGCGTACCAGGGCCAGTCTGTGGCGAGCCAGGAAGAGCCACCAGAAGCGAGCGACCGAGGCGCGCAGACAGGCGAGCTCGACGGGCCGTGCCATGGAAAGGATAAACTGCGACGAGAAGACGAACGTCAGTGGCGACTCGGGCCGGGGCACCGAATGCGAGCCGAGCGAGGCGGGATGGGCGTGCGGAGACGGGGCCCTGACTGCGAGAGTTTGGACGGGTGTGGAGGACGGGAGCGA